AGATGTAACAGTACCATCTAATGTACAATTAAGTATTAGATCTGATAATGGTATTAAAATAGGAAGTGATTTATTATTTAGTATAACAACTTCTTCTAATTCTGCTATGATAAAATCAAGCGGAAAAACAATTGATTTTAGTGTTAATAACACTGCATCTATTGTTCATATGGATGCTACTAAAGTTGGGATAGGCACAAATAATATAAACCCATCAGAAGTATTAGATGTCTTTGGAAATATAACCACTAGTGGTGCATTGATAACTAATGGTACAAAGGATTCAACTGGGTATGGAATCATCGTTAATTCTGGTGGAATATTAGTAGCTAACAACTCTACTTTTAGTAAAGATGTAACGATACAAGGTAAATTGTATCTAAGTAATTTGGATAATACTGGTTTACCAGTTAATACAAGTGTAATACTACCATCTGATACAATAAGTTATGATATTGGTTCATCAATCAAAAAATTTAGATATGTATATGCAAATCAATTTATTGGTGATTTGAACGGTAATATTACTGGTACATTAACTGGTGATATAACAGGTAAAGCAGCACAATTAGCAAGTCCTACTAGATTTAGTATGACTGGTGATGTTGTTAATACCAACATTGTTGATTTTGATGGTAGGTCTGGCCCTGCAACATTTAATACTGTTATTTCTCAAGATTTAATAACATCTAAAAGCCGCATAACTACTTCAATCGATACTGATGATTTTTTAATTTATAGATCATCTGTTGCAAACATTGGTCTTAAAAAAATATCAAAAGCTGCAATATTCTCGAATGTAGCTACAGTACCAATTGGCACAATATTGCCATATGCTGGACAAGCAGCCCCGACTGGATACTTGTTATGCGATGGAAGTGAGGTTTTAATCAGAGATTATACAGATTTATATAATTTAATTGGATATACATATAAAGGTGTTGATGCATTAGATGGTGCTGGTACATTTTCATTACCTGATCTACGTGGGCGATTTGCGCTTGGTCGTGATAATATGGATAATAATACGACGGTACCAAGCAAAGCAGATCCTAACATATTAGTTGATGCAGGAGGTGGTTCCGCCAATAGAGTAACAGATTTATCTGCTGATGTTATTGGATATAACTCTGGTTCAGAAAATAAATCATTGGTTTTTAATAATATACCAGATCATAAACATGATTTGAAATCTGATTCACCAACTAAATCACAACAGTATTATGCAGTTGGATTGCCTAATGCTGAATATGATGATAGTGACGGTGTAACTCCTGCAAGGGGAATGCCAAATTCTAGTACTGGAAATGCATTATCAAATAGTGGTGGTGTATTAACTCCGCCTAATACAAGTTTGGGACAACCGTTTTCAGTGATGAATCCATACTTAACAATTAATTATATAATTTTTACTGGTGTACTATAATGAGCTATATTATAAACAAAACTGATGGATCTAGATTAACAGAAATTGTAGATGGGACTGTTGATCATGCTACTGATTTAACACTACTTGGAAAAAACTCCAGCTCGTATGGTGAATTTTTTAATGAAAATTTGGTATATTTATTAGAAAATTTTGCTAATACATCTGCTCCAAATAATCCGATTACTGGGCAATTATGGTATGATACAAGTGAAGGGCGATTGAAAATATATGATGGCACGTTGTTTAAAGTAAGCGGTGGAACTATTGTATCAAATATTGTACCCAGTTCTATATCATCTGGTGATTTATGGGTTGATTCATATAGACAACAATTATACTTCAATGATGGGGTGTCTACTATTTTAGCTGGTCCGGGCTATTCATATCAACAAGGAATTTCAGGTTGTCAAACTATTGATGTTTTAGATATTAGTAATAATATACATACTATAGTATTAGTATATGTGGGACGTGTATTGATTGGGTTATTCAGTAAAGACTCATTTGTTCCAAAATCACCAATCGCTGGTTTTACAGGAAATGTAGAAGTAGGATTTAATACAGGTAATTACTCAGGGATAAAATTCCATACTAGAGCAACCTCGGCAGATGCATTGGTTAACCCAGCTGATGGCAGTTTGCTAACTGCATCTTCTTTTGTAAATAAGAATGATGATAATATCTTTTATGGTATTATGACAATATTAAATAATAAGCCATTAGTATTAGGTCAAAATAGTAGCAATGAGATACAAGTGAGGCCAGATCTGTTTAGTATAAATTCTAATGCAACAAATCAAGATTTCAAGATTAATATTCTTAACGGTGGTGGTATAAAACCAGCAATAACAATAAATGCTGCATCTGAAAAAATTGGGATTTTTAATAATAACCCATCGTCTACATTAGATATTACTGGTGATGTTAAATCATCAGGAAATATAACAACAACTTCAGCACTTAAAATAGGACCAGAATCTAATATTACTTTAAACTGGGATAATAGTTCAACTAGTTTACTTTCAGATAAAAGTATTAATGTAACAACTGGTAATGGTTATAAAATTAATGGAACTAGTGTATTAAATTCAACAACATTGGGGACAACAGTTGTAAGTTCAAGTTTAACTAGTGTTGGTTCATTAGTTTCTCTTCAGGTTGATTCGATAAATATCAATGATTCTACCATTAGTTATGTAAATGAAAGTCAAACAAATGGAGATATAGTATTAACTCCAAAAGGATCTGGTACAGTAAATGTAAGTAGTTCAAAAATAATTAATGTTGCGTCTGCAACAGCCGGGACTGATGCTGTTAATTTGAATAAATTAAATTCAACAGTTAAAAGTAGACCACTTGGGCTTTCATTAAATACTGCAAATCTTAGTAATATAAGTATTGCAACAAATTACTTGTCAATTGTATTCCCATCTTCTGATTATTCTACTAATACATTATGTAGAGTGGTTTGTAATGAACCGGATAATATATCTATACGATTATTTAAATTAAGTAGTTCCGGTGTATGGGAATTTCAAAATAACTTATAGTAAGAATAAATATACTATCATAAGGAATTAAATACGATGTCATATATCATCAATAATACAAATGGGGATCAAATAGCAGTAGTAGCGGATGGGACTATCGATACGACTCTAGATATTAAATTAATCGGTAAGAATTATGCCGGATATGGTGAAGCACAGAATGAAAATTTTGTATTTTTATTGGAAAATTTTTCACACCCTTATCCACCAGCAAAAGCGGTTAAAGGTCAAATATGGTTTGACAGTGGAACTAGTAAATTAAAATTCTTTGATAGTTCTAAATGGCGCACAACTGGTGGTGCTGAGATCGGTGATAGTGCACCAGCTGGCTTGACAGTTGGTGATATGTGGTTTGATACATCACAAAATCAACTTAATACTTGGGATGGTGAACAATTCGTACTTATAGGGCCACAAGCTGCTGGTACACAAACCACTGAAATGCTTTCTAAAAATGTTAGAGATGCCTCCCAAGACCATACAAGCCATGCTATTATCCAAGGTATTGTAAATGGAGAAACAATATTCATTATTAGTCGTGATTCTGTATTTACATTAGATGACATGCTCAATCCTATTGCTGGTTTCACCAAAATCCAAAAAGGTATTACATTAAGAAATACAAATGATGATTTACAACCAGGTCAAACGATCACTGATCATAGATTCTGGGGTACTGCTACTAATGCTGATAGATTGGGTGGTCATCTACCATCAGATTTTGCATTGTCAAATAATGCATCATTTACTTCACAGGTGCATTTTTCTGAAGCTGGGTTGACTGTTGGTGGAAGTTCACCTGATTATAGATTATGGATTTATAATGAAGCACAAACTAGCGGTGGCACACTAATCCCAATCATTCATAATAAAGTTAGTGATCAAATTATTTTTAAAACAACGGTTAATAATTCTACAAAAACCCCATTAAAAATAGTTGGGATTGATGTATTACCTGGAGAGGATAATGTATCTACTATCGGAACTTCTACTAATAGATTTAATAAAGTATATGCAACTTTATTTAAAGGTACTTCCGATCAAGCGGATGCACTATCGGTTGGCGGAACATATAGAACTGCAAGCATCGATGTTGCTGCTAGTACAATTGTGGCAAGAACCAGTGTAAATGAAACAATTAATGGTGTTGCAACTACTGCTGGATCAATTAAAGCAACTTATTTTGTAGGTACTGCAACTTCTGCATATTATGCTGATTTGGCTGAGAAATATTTGGCTGATAGAAATTATGAAGTTGGTACAGTTGTTATGGTTGGTGGTGAAAAAGAAGTTACTGCCTGCCAACCAGGAAATAGAGCATTGGGTACTATATCAGAAAATCCAGCGTATATGATGAATAGTCATTTGGAAGGTGGTATATATATTGCATTGAAAGGCAGAGTACCAGTCAAAGTATCGGGTCCAATTACAAAAGGTGACCGATTAGTTGCAGGTGAAAATGGAACTGCGGTCGCAAGCTCATATGCAATTGATATATTTGCTATAGCATTGGAAAGTAGTAATGATTCTGGTGTCAAAATAATTGAAGCAGTAATTTTATAAAGGAAATTTATGTCAGAACAATATAAATTAATTAAAAGTATTCATTATAATGATATACAGTCAAAAATTTCTAATGTATTAGGAGTTGGGTCTAATGATTATGGATATGGACAGACTGTTCTTAGCTCGCAAATATCATTAGGGGCTAAAATATCTAGCAATCAATGGTCAAATTTGAGAACAGATATTTTAAAAGCTAAAATTCACCAAACTGGCGCAACTGAAACTGAAGTATTAACAAACCCAACGGTAGATACTATAATCACTGATGCCGATAGACAATCATATTTAGATATGGCTACATCATGTGAAACTAACAGGTATATAATACCACCATTAAATCAGGCAACACAA